CGCATGAGTACCGATACGGATTGGCTGTATGCGGAGGAAACGCCGTCTAAAGCGGTGGCTAAGCCCCGCAGAGCGTCCAAAAATCGACGCCCCGCTGCGTTAGTTAAAGCTGAACGGAATATGAATTTGGAGCATCGATGTTACCTGCGCATGCTGGCAGAATCGATGACTTTCCGCGAAGCGGAAGATCGTCTTGTCGCCACTGGTTATAAGAGACGAGATCGTGCGACGTATTGGCGTTGGCGTCAAGAACCGGATTTCGCTGAAGCACTCGGTTTGTTACAGGACTGGCAGTTTCAATGTTCGCAGATCTCCAAAGCGCGATTGATGAGTGATGCGGAAAAGATCAAACAGGTGGCGTTGACGCCTACGCCTATTTTGTATAAGGGTGAGGACACCGGTCACGAAGAAGTAAATCTTGGCGCAGCGATGCGCGCTGTCGAGTTTCAGGGTAAAGGACTCGGTATTACTGATCCGGATCAACGTGGAGTCAAGGTCAATATCGATATCGATTTCTCTGGTCGCGCGGAAGGCGTGACGATAGAAGGCGAGGTCGAAGAAACGATGGCGGTCGACTGATGTCTACCGGTCGCGTCAAGTACCGCCCGCAAGGCGACGTGTTATGCGCTTTCGGGTTGTCTACGAAAGACGTACAGATTATTCGCGGTCCGCTTGGGTCAGGTAAAACCAAAGCGGTTGTGTTCAAGATTCTGAAGCTGCTCGCAGAACAACGCCCGGATGCCAACGGAGTAAGAAAGTCCCGAGCGGTTGCCATTCGAAATACATACAGCGACTTGGCGACAACGACCATTCGTGAGTTTAAGGAATGTGTGTCGCCGGCAATGGGCACTTTCAAGAATTCGAAGCCGCCCGTATACCAGTTCAACTTTCAGCTTGCGGACGACACGACCGTCGAGGCGGAGATTGATTTTCTCGCTTTGGATCGTCCGGAGGATGTAAAGAAACTTCGTGGCACGCAGTATACGTTTGCGTGGATGAACGAAGTCAAGGAATTACCGAAGGCGATTCTGGATATGGCGCTTGGTCGTATCGATCGGTTTCCGACGCCGGGGTTTTCCTCGTGGGTTGGTATCATTGGTGACTCGAACGCGTGGGATGAAGATCACTGGCTGGCGACGCTTGAAGAGGAAAAGATTCAAGGGCACCTGGAGAACTACGAGTTTTTCACTCAGCCGGGCGCAGTACTGAAAACAACCAATCCGGATCGGATGGGTGCAGTGAAGTCATTAGGTGGTACCTACTGGTATGTGAACAACGCCGCCGAAAACTTGGTGGTGTTGCGCAAGAACTACTACCAGCGGCAGATCGCGGGTAAGAAAGACGATTGGATTTTGGTCAACTTGGCGAATGAGTTGGGATTGGCGCTGGATGGCAAGGCCGTTCATCCTGAATATCAGGAGAGTGTCCACCGAGCAGAGAAGAATCTGAAAGCCATTATCGGTATTCCGATTCATGTCGGAATGGATTTCGGGCTCACGCCCGCAGCGTTATTTTGGCAACGTTCGCCTGCCGGCGTATGGCATGCGCTGGATGAGATAGTATTCGAAGACGGCGACGCGGTTGCGTTGGCGGATGCGATAAAATTGAAGTGTGCTTTCTTGCGAGAAGAGGCGCGCATACATCCGGAAGATGAGGACTCGCTACGGTTTATTTTCCACGGCGACCCGGCTGGCGACGAACGCGCCGGCACTGATTCACAGACGGTGTTTCAGGTAATGCGGTTGAACGGAGTGCCGGCGTTAGCGGCGTCGACAAATGATCCGGCGCTACGACGCGACGCCCTACATCGCCCATTGACACGCATGGTGAATGGCGGTCCGGGTATGAAGGTATCGCCGCGCTGCAAGATTTTCCGTAAAGGCATGGCTGGCGGGTTTCAATACAAACGCGTGCAGGTGAAAGGTGATGAGCGGTTTCAGAATAAGCCTGACAAGAATTTTTTCTCGCACGTTGTTGAAGCGGCCGAGTACGGGCTAATGAACGCAGGCGAGCACTCCGTTACGGACGCGACGGCGCTGGGAGTTATGAAGATGCCGAGCCATCCGGTTACGCCGCACGGTCCAGCACGCCAACCAACAGGACCGAGTTGGAATGTCTTTGATGTCTAAGGAGATATCGTTGATAGATTTGGCGTATCGGCATCCGGTAGACACTTGGGTTGTGTTTATGAATATCGACAAGTCGAATACGTCGATAGCGCGGTCGTCGCTCTGGCGTTTGTTGAAACCGGGGTTTCAACATGTCGAGGTCTGGAAACGGATGGCGACTGATTTTTGGATTCGGTGCGATCCGTCCGTCGAAATTGTCGACGTGCAGGTTTACGGCTCGCCTCCGTGGCAAGTTTTGGAACGGCTGGACCCAACTACTATTCGAGTTCGTCGAGTCATTGCTAAAGGATATTGGCGAGTAGGGTTTCATATCGGACCGATGTCCTGTGTTGAATTAACGAAAGCGTTCTTAGGTATTGCCAAGTTTTCTGTTCGTACGCCGTGGCAACTTTATAATTTCTTGAGGAAGGAAAATGGCTAAAAAGGCTATTAAAGCATCGACTTTTGGGCTGATTGATCTTGACCGAAAAGCGGAGTTACCTACAGAAGATCCGTCTGTGCTTGCGTTTCGCGAGCGTCAAGTTCGTGAGCTAGCGGAACTCGACGAAGAAGAGAACCGGCGTATCAAAGCTGCTTTGTTTCCGCGTGTGCGTGCGTTTCGTCGTAAGTCAGGCGATTCTCCCGGCAGATCTCCTGTGAGGTCCGCTAGTGGTCGGACCGGACAAGCAGCATCAAGTCGAGCGTTCAAAGGCAACAAGAGATAGAGTATGACAGGATTTGTTGATCAGCTTCCGACGGACCTTGAGAACGGCGAAGCCATAATTAAGCGGCGAGAAAAAGCCGCCAAGCGGAAAGAACTGTGGCGTAGTCTGTACCGAGACTGCTACCAATACGCTATGCCCGCGCGCGAGACGTTTGATTGGGGCGACACACCGGGTCAGTTCAAGAATAACGTTCTGTATGACTCGACGCTACAGGAAGCGACGTATACCGCGGCGAATACGATGGTGGCATTGTTGTTTCCTAATTGGCAGCGGTGGGCTAAATTCGCGCCTGGCGGCGAGATTCTGCCGGAACAGATAGATACGGAAATGCTCAAGACGTTGCAGGATATCACTGAGATCTTTTTTGATTTTTTGAACAACAGCAATTTTCCGCAAGTCAGTAACGAGTTTGCTTTGGACTTGCAAATTGGCACAGCCGCACTTCGTTTTGACGAAGGCCCGTCCAACGAGAATCCGTTTGTGTTTTCGGCGACGCCATTAGCAGCGCTGGAGTTGGAGGAAGGTCCGAACGGCGCAATCGAGACTGTCTTCATGCTGCGCAAGCCGCTTGGGCGGAATTTGGCGCGCATGTATGACGGTATGGAAGTATTTGATCTTCCGATGGCGCTGCAAGATAGAATACGAGAAAAGCCTGATGAAGAGGTAGAGGTCATTCAAGCTACTATTTTTGAACCTGACTCGAAACGCTATTTCGGCGTTGTCGTGTGGGTTGAAAACAAGACGATTATTTGGCGGTACGACTACGGCGAAAGTTCGCCTGATATCGTAGCGCGGGCGAGTAAGGTTGCCGGCGAGATATTCGGCCGCGGACGCGTCACCCTAGCACTTTCGGACGCGCGTACACTGAACAAGATGCAAGAGTTCGTATTGCGGCACTCTGCGCAACAAGTCGCGCCTCCGATGACTGGCGTCAGCGATGGCGTGTTGAATCCATATACAGCGGTGCTTGCGCCTAATACGATTTTACCGGTCGGCTCCAACGCCCGAAACAATCCGTCGCTAGCAGTAATGGATTTTGGCGGTAACTTCGCCATTACTGATGCGCTTATGGAAGGTTTGCGCGAACGAATTCGACGGACGCTGCTCGGGCCGGAGCCTTCTGAGGGTCCAGTCAAGAGCGCCACCGAGGTTAACATCTCTGATCGTAATCGGCTTTGGGCAATGGGCGGCGAGTATGGCCGCGTGCAAGTCGAATTTTTGTTTAAGGTCGCCGCACGCGGTATCAACATATTACAATCGCGCGGGTTGGTTCCTAAATTTAAGGTGGACGGGCGCGAAGTCGCGGTTAAGTTTGTGTCGCCGTTTGCGCGATCCCAGGATGTTGAAGACTTGCTGGCGTTGGAGCGCACCTTGAATTTGACCAGTCTCTTACAAGGCACCACTGAGTTGGGCTTGAAGATAGAGGAAATCCCGGCGTGGGTTGCTAAGAAGACCGGGCTCGACCAGGCGCTTGTGAACACAGAGAAGGAACGGGCGCAGATCAAGAAGGAAATGATCGAAGCGGCTCCTGCGGTAGCAGAAGCCAGTGAAGCGGGGTTGATACCGAATGAGTAAGGATGTCGATTGGTTAGAAGCCGATAACACGGAAGCTGTCGAGACAGCTCGAACACAAGAAATAGAGTTTGCGAAAAACTATGAGATATTCGTAACAGACCCTCGCGGCAAGGCGATTTTTGAACACTGGGAAAAGACGTTGCTGCGTAAGGTTACGCCTGCGGATGCAACGCTTCAAGAGTACGCCGCGGACAACGCGGTGCGTGATTTTATCAACAAGATTCAATACCAAATCGAATTAGCGCAGGAGCGCGGTTGACGCCCGGGAAAGAACCGGGATCATAAAAATGGAGAAGTAATGTGACAGAACCAGCAGCGATACCCGCGGCCCCAGCAGAACCGGCGGCACCCGCGGCCCCTGTAGTAGAACCAGCGGCCCCAGCAGCACCGGCGGCTCCTGTGGTAGAACCGGTAGCACCAGCGTCATTGGTAGATCCTGGCGCGGCTCCGGCCGCCCCGGTCGCGCCAGCGGCGTTAGTGCCGGCAGAACCGGCAGTTGACCCGAAGTGGTATTTAGCGGACGGTGTTGGCGGTGAAGGCGAGGCGCCGGATTGGTTCAAGGCAGACAAGTACAAGTCTGTTGATGAGCAGGCTAAAGCGTACAAGGCATTGGAAGAAAGATTCGGTGCGTTTACTGGCGCCCCGGAAGACGGTGTTTACAAGATCAACATGCCGGATGGCGTTGAAGGCGGTTTCGATACCGACCATCAGTTGTTTCAGGATCTGAACAAATGGGCGGGAGAGAGTCAACTTTCACAAAAAGCGTATGACGACGTGATTGGAATGTTGGCGCGGTACGAAACGTCAATGATGCCTGACATGGGCGAGATCAAGAAGCAACTCGGTGAAAATGCCGATGCGCGGATTTCTTCTGTGGCTCAATGGGCTAAGTCGAATTTGTCGGATGACGAGTATACTGCGTTTCGCGAAGCACAGACAGGCGTGAATGCCGGCGCTGTGTTTAAAGCGATGGAAGCAGTGATCGCTAAGACGCGGCAAGTTGCTATGCCAAAACCGGGCGACGACGTACCAGGCGCAATTCCGACTGGGCTTGAAGAGATCAATGCGATGCAAGCCAAGTTAGGTACTGATGGTAAACGTCTGTACGAAACCGATTCAGCCTACCGCAAGACGGTTGAAGAAAAACGATTTGCGTTTTTTAAAGCACAGAGTCAGTAGTGTATTTCCCCTTCGGTAGTTCACGTTTCTCGTGAATTATCGAAGATAA